GGGACTCAGGCTCATGCGTTACGCCCCCTCGCCTTCCGGTACAGCTGGCGCGCTGAAATCCCCCATCTGGATGTTTTCGACCAGCGCCGCACAGCGGTAATCCTCAACCACATACGCTTCATTGACGGACTCGAAATTCTCGATCCGGTCACGTTTCGGGTTATCGATAACAGAACGACGGCGGGTATCTTCCTGCCAGTAAATGGACAGGTTATCCAGGCGGGTGATCAGCAGTGCATTCGCAGGGAAATACGGCGCGCGTACAGCCTGCAGGCCACCCATGCGTTTCTGGCTGATGATCAGATCAGCGGCCAGCTTCTCCGTGTTCTCCTGGTCTTTGTTAACCAGCGGGAAATACTTGTCAGACAGCAGCTCACGGCCACAGACCACCACCAGATCATCATCATCCTGATATACCGGGTCGATCAGCTCGTTGACCGCATCCATCACCACGGCGTCCAGGTTGGCATAATCGCCACCCTTACCAACCTTCACAGCGCCTTTGGTGGTCACGCCGTCTTTGGTTTCGCTGCCCATGACATGATCCGGCGCATCTTCGCGGATTTTTTGCAGCCAGCCCTTATTTACGTCCTGCAGCATCGGGTTGGCGTCGCGGTCAGAGGTTTTGGCACGCTTCACGCCGTTGAACCCGATCATGATGCGGTCCAGAGCCTGGCGCTTCACGATGGCGTTACGGATCCGCACCTGGAAGTCCTGGAATTTTGCCCACAGGTCCAGCTTTGCGTAGGTCAGCACCGTATCAAAGTTGGTCTGTTCGCATTTGTATTCCACGTCCGCCATCACTGTCGGGTCAGTTGGTTCGCGCTCTTTGGTGGTGGTATCCGTGGTACCGGCAATCGTGCTACCGACACCCAGACCCAGCAGCTGGCCTGACTGCTCATCCACCGGGGTGATGTTAATCAGTGTCAGAAAGGCAGCGGACTGCTGGATCTGGTCTTCCAGCGTCTGCTGTACCGACGGCTCAACGGTGAATTTGCTGGAAAGTTCTTCCACTTCCACGTTGTTCAGGCGTGCCAGCTGCTGCAGGTAGGCGTTAAAGGCAAAACGGGTTTTCTTTTTCATTGGTTCTTATGCTCCATCAGCAATTGGTCAGTGTGCCTGCCGGTGCGTTTCCGCCCGGCGCGCGCTGGCGATAATCTTTGCGGCTGTCTTCCTGGCTCAGCCGCTGCTCCAGTTCAGCAAAAGCGGTCTGCTGTTCCTGCAGGGAGACTTCCAGCTCAGCAATGCGCGCATCCTGCGCAGACAGGGAGTGATCAGTGCGTTCGCTCAGGTTTTGCTGTTCAGTAGCAATCAGCTCCACCGCGCGATGCACGTCAGAAAAACGCGCTTCATCGTTCTGTTCTTTTTTGGTGAACATCGCGGCAACGCGGGAAAACAGGGAGGGCTTTTCGTCCTGGACTTCTTCCCACTCGATCAGCGTTTCTTCTGCGGCGGAAAATAGGTTTTCAGGGTTTTGCTTGCGGCCTGCCAGGGGGTTACTTCTGGCGCTGGCGCTAAACTGCAGCATTTCAGTACCGAGGCTTGCGGGATCATCCGTCGCCGCCAGGCCAACCAGGTAGGCTTTGCCGGTATCGGCAAAACTGGTATTGACTTCCATCGAGGTAAACAGCTTTTGCAGATTACGGGTATACGCCACCAGGTCCTCTGACGGGGTGATCCACGCATACAGGGCCATTTTCCCTTTCAGCGGGCCGTCTGCAATCTCCTCTGCCTCCAGCTTATCCACGGTCCCGAAACGGCGGAATGGGCTATCAGGGGTGTAACCCTTGATGTGCTCCAGATTAATCAACGCGGTATACACCTGCGGGTCATAGCTCGCCGCCATCTGTTCCAGCCAGGCACGCTCAATATTGCGCCCGTCTGTCGTTGCCCCTTCCACACCGATGCGGAAGCGCTTTGCTTTTACAGCCATGTGACCGACTCCATCAAATAACTCTGTGAGGCCTTATGGTTGCTGCGATGGAGGGGGTGAAACAACGCGCGGACCTTGTGCGGTAAACCATACAAAGGCCAGCCGGGGAAAGGCGCCAGGCAAGGCCGTATGTTTGTGCCATGGAAACGATGACCCCCGCAGACCTCGATCCCCGCAGGCAGGCATTACTGCTGTATTTTCAGGGATACCGCGTAGCCCGCATTGCTGAAATGCTGGGCGAAAAAGTTGCAACCGTTCACAGCTGGAAAAAGCGCGACAAGTGGGGCGAATATGGCCCACTCGATCAGATGCAGCTCACCACTGCCGCCCGCTATTGCCAGCTCATCATGAAGGAGCACAAGGAAGGGAAAGACTTTAAAGAAATAGACCTGCTGGCGCGCCAGTCCGAGCGCCACGCCCGCATCGGTAAATTTAACAACGGCGGTAATGAGGCGGACCTTAACCCCAACGTGCAAAACCGCAACCGCGGCCCCCGCAAGACACCAGAAAAGAACCTGTTTACTGACGAACAGATCGAAAAGCTGGAAGAAATTTTCCGCAACGGAATGTTTGAATATCAGCGCCACTGGTGGGAAGCAGGAATTAAGCACCGCATCCGCAACGTGCTTAAATCGCGCCAGATCGGCGCTACGTATTATTTCGCGCGTGAAGCGCTGATGGACGCCCTGATGACAGGGCGAAACCAGATTTTCCTGTCAGCCAGTAAAGCCCAGGCGCATGTTTTTAAGCAGTACATCATCGAGTTTGCCAAAGAAGTCGACGTGGAATTAAAAGGCGATCCCATGGTGCTGCCAAACGGCGCCACGCTGTATTTTCTCGGGACCAACGCCCGCACCGCACAGAGCTACCACGGCAACCTGTATCTTGATGAGTATTTCTGGATCCCGAAATTTCAGGAGCTACGTAAAGTCGCCTCCGGCATGGCGCTGCACAAGAAATGGCGCCAGACCTATTTCTCCACGCCTTCCAGCCTGACGCACAGCGCTTACCCGTTCTGGTCCGGCGCCCTGTTCAATCGCGGGCGGGCAAAAGCTGATCGCGTTGATATCGACCTGACCCACTCAGCCCTTGCTGCCGGTCTGCTTTGCGCTGACGGTCAGTTCAGACAGATCGTGACGGTGGAGGACGCCGTGCGAGGTGGCTGCAACCTGTTCGACCTCGACCAGCTGCGCCTGGAGTACAGCCCCGACGAGTACCAGAACCTGCTGATGTGTGAATTCATCGACGATCTCGCCTCCGTTTTCCCCCTGGCTGACCTGCAGGCCTGCATGGTGGACAGCTGGGAAGTCTGGGAAGACTTTCAGGCGCTGGCCCTGCGTCCGTTCGGCTGGCGCGAAGTCTGGATCGGCTATGACCCGGCGAAAGGTACCCAGAACGGTGACAGCGCTGGCTGCGTAGTCATTGCTCCACCGACGGTTCCCGGCGGTAAGTTCCGCATCCTTGAGCGTCACCAGTGGCGCGGAATGGACTTCCGCGCCCAGGCAGAGGCCATCCGCAAACTGACGCAGCAGTATAACGTGACCTACATCGGCATTGACTCCACCGGCGTCGGTCACGGTGTTTATGAAAACGTAAAAGGCTTTTTCCCTGCCGTGCGGGAGTTTGTCTATAACCCCAACGTCAAAAAACGCCCTGGTGCTCAAGGCATACGACATTATCAGCCACCGCCGTCTGGAGTTTGACGCCGGACACACCGACATTGCGCAGTCATTTATGGCTATCCGCCGCGCCACCACCGCCAGCGGAAACCGCCCTACCTACGAAGCCAGCCGCAGCGAAGAAGCCAGCCACGCCGATCTGGCCTGGGCAACGATGCACGCACTGTTTAACGAACCGCTGCAGGGCGAAGCCGCCAATACCAGCAACATTGTGGAGATTTTTTAATGACTGAGAATACCGCACAGGATGTGATGCCACCTGACGTACAACCCAATGATGCAGCGACTACCCAGGCGTTCAGCTTTGGCGATCCCATTCCGGTACTGGATCGCCGCGAACTTCTGGACTACGTAGAATGTGTGCAAATGGACCGCTGGTATGAGCCGCCGGTGAGCTTTGACGGGCTGGCGCGGACCTATCGCGCAGCCGTGCATCACAGCTCACCGATTGCGGTTAAGCGTGACATTCTCAGTAGTACCTACATCCCCCACCGCCTGCTCAGCCAGCAGGCTTTTGCCCGTTTCGTCCAGGACTATCTGGTGTTCGGTAACGCCTATCTGGAAAAACGGACGAACAGGCTGGGTGGCGTCCTGTCACTGGAGCCATCACTGGCGAAGTACACCCGGCGCGGGATTGACCTTGATACTTACTGGTTCGTGCAGTACGGCATGACCACCCAGCCTTATGAGTTCACCAAAGGGAGCATCTTTCACCTGATGGAACCGGACATTAACCAGGAAATCTACGGGCTTCCCGGCTACCTCTCCGCGATCCCTTCAACACTGCTCAACGAGTCAGCTACGCTGTTTCGCCGTAAGTATTACATCAACGGCAGTCACGCCGGATTCATCATGTACATGACTGATGCGGCACAGAATCAGGAGGACGTGAACAACATCCGTCAGGCCATGAAAAGCGCCAAAGGGCCGGGCAACTTCCGCAACCTGTTTATGTATTCGCCCAACGGTAAAAAGGACGGCATCCAGATCATCCCACTGTCAGAAGTAGCGGCAAAGGATGAGTTTCTGAATATCAAAAACGTGAGCCGTGATGACATGATGGCTGCGCACCGCGTCCCCCCGCAGATGATGGGCATCATTCCCAACAATACCGGCGGGTTCGGTGACGTGGAAAAGGCCAGCCGCGTCTTTGTCCGCAACGAGCTGATGCCGCTGCAGAAGCGACTGCAGGAGCTTAACGACTGGCTGGGCGAAGAAGTGATCCGCTTTGAGCCCTACACCTTAGATATTGAAAACTAATACAGAGAGCGCTTTGCAAAGCGCTCTCTAATTTTCATTCAATACTATCTAGACGACTAACATTCATTTGATTGAGAAAGTCTCTATTAAAACCGAAATGATACCAGTTGCTAGTATTTCGCTGGGCCTCACCCTCTGTCAGCTTTTGAGCCAAAAGTTTACTGTCATCGATTCCGGTAATAACTGCAATACTCTTGAATCCTCTATGCTGTATTGCTCTTGTAAATAGAGGATATTTCTCATAGTGACCGGAATACAACAACATTTGCGGGTACCAAAAAATACCGGGATTAATGAAGGATATCATAAGAGCAACAAGATCAGCTTGTTTCAGATCATCGAAAGACACATCATCTCTAGTTGCACTTTGCTTTACTAACTCAGCAACAGGGGAATACAGTCGATAGTTTTCAGGGGACAATTTACTTTGAAGGTAATCAGAGCTTAAATATAACTCACTGTAATTAGCAAACTCCATTCCCGGACTGGTTATATGATCGGGTAGCAAATAAGATGTATGCAGTAATGTATGTACATGCTGGAAAGCTTCAATTTTTTATTAAAGCCGCCAAAATATATAAAAACGTTTCATACGCAAAAATCTGATGGGGCAAAAACCATATTTCATTATATGAACTTACATTTTTCGGACGATTTCTAATCGCTAACATTACTTCCATAAACTGTAATAGTGCTTTGGAAAAGTCTTCGCCCTGCGTATCACCCTCAAGTAAAACCCAGTCTGTAATGGCATCCCTAACGGCAATAAGCTCTTTATGAATTTGCAAAACTTCCGCTGCAAAATCTTCAGTAGTTGGGTTTGTTACGACTTGTAGTGAGATACAATAATTTCGGCACACCTCTAAAAATTGCCTTCTGCAATCCTTTAATGTCTGCTTTTGATTTAAGACAGCTGATTTTAAAGTTTGAAATTTTGCATGAATTTCATACGTCGGTTTTGACGTGTCTTGCTCTAAATAAACCGGAGGCTTACCTAATGGTGGCTTAGTAAATTCTGGTTTTCCATAAAGCAACCTGATCAAACGTTCCCAATTATCATTTTCTTTTTCTGGTGTTGAAAAATCAATATAGATTCTAGACTTCAGAAAGATTGGAGTATACGGCTCTCCATTATCTTTGTACTCAAATATTAATGGTATAAATTTGGACTGCGACACGGATGAATATATTTCCTGGGAAATTATCATCGACTCAACACCGACACCATCTTTTCTTAAATCGGCTTTTTCTGAGTATTTTTTATCACAAATGACTAAAACATGCGTAACCGTTTCATCTTGAACCATTCTTTCCATGTAATAATTTTTATCATCCCCTTCTTTCAAGTCATAAATATCTATGACAGTTTCAACTCCATCTGCCGCCAATCGTTCAGCCATATCTTTGATATGTTGCTGATGAGTTTTACTTGACCAACTATAGGATATAAAAACTTTTGGCTGGATCATCCTCTGCCTCCCTTAGGTTTGATGTTTGATTTATATGACAAATATTTTAACAAGTCTAGGGGTTTACCTGTTGCGCGCGCTCGTATCCCCGCCACGCCTGCCCGCTTTGTGTAGTGGTTTTCATGCACCTGCATGAGATATGAAAAAGCCCGCCTGAACTGGCGGGCCGGAGCTAAAACGATCCTCAAACGATCATGCAAATTCATGCAGCATAGTCATGCACTACCCTGCTCTGCGTCGCCAGCAGTCTTTCTCCTGCGTGCGGATGGCTTTTTACCACCCAACTTGCGGCAGTCTTTCCGGTCACGCGCTTCGTTTTCTTTAAATTTGTTATACGTTTCAGTATCAAAAAACGAGATGGTTTCAACTTCGTCTTTAGGGAGCAGCACACGGAAATCCTGGATATTCAGGCGCGACATCCCACTGATAACACCGCTATCAAGATAGTGCTGATGATAGTTTGTCGTGATATTTATCGTTAGGTCGTCTTTATCACGATATCCGCTCAGCAAGGGGAGAATTTCAAGGTGTTCCGACAATCCATTTTCCAACGCAGGGCAAGTCACCAGCCCTACATAGATTTTGCGTGATGAAAGTGTAGCAATGATAGGAAACTGGCGAGCTGATGCTTCCATGAGCAGCGATTCAAAAGCATTGTTTCCCACTGCCTTTGCCAGTGCATCCCAACGGCGATCCCCCTTTGAAGTACGGCGTTTGTTTAGCCAACCGAACAGCGCCGCGAGAACTATTGAAATCACAACCCACGCGATTTGCTTAATTTCATTGATGCGCTGCGGTTTATCGGTTGTGGTGGATAACATCCCGTTAAAGCTGTCTGGAGTCAGATTCAGTGCATTAGAAAACCAGCGAAACCCACCGCTGATGTTAAGAGCGAAGGTAAGGAAGCCGCCAGCGAGGAAAAAGACAATTCCCCATGCAGCCACAAAAATAATAAGCGTCCCAGCCATTGGAACGCTTATATCTATAACGTGTTGAAAGTGATAGGTTTACATATATAAAACCACTAACCAAAATCACTGCTAAAAGTAATGTTGCCATTATCGGGTTCTGTAATAATATTTTGCTTTAACAGTGCTCGTTTTGATGCCTTCAAGCTTATCCATCTGATCTCGGATGGCTTTTATAGCTTCTTCGTTGGACAAATCTACGGACACAAAACCATCTTTACTCAGATTGAGCTTGTCCTGGTTCTCTTTCAGAACCCGTGCCAAACGTTCAACTGGATTACCCAGCTTCAATGCGGCGATACTTGACATAACCCCTCCTTCTTATACGGCGCGGAAGTGTACACTTCGTCACCAGCAACCACAACAGCAAGTTCCTTATAACTAAGACAACCGTTTTAACTGTTGGTTGCGTTACTTAACTTAAGTTCATTGCCCCTAATCGCGCAAGATGTTTCTGCCTTAAACCACTGCATTTAGCATATATAGTGCCTCTTATGAGAAGCAGGCACTAACAAAGGCAATTTCTAACGCCTCGCACGGCTCGTTGTTCAACCTTGCGGACGGTAAAAGCCAGTTTTATCGTCCGCAACGTTCGCTAATGCACCCAGCTGTCGTCTTCCCAGACCTGCTGCATAATTTCCATTACCCGCTGCTTATCCTCATCAAGTTTTAAGCCGGTCAACTCGATACCGTTGGCACTGCCTTTGCGAATGCGGATCGCCGTCTTGGGATACAGGGGGCGCAGATTGCGGTAAAGCTCGGATTCAAGGGCGTCCAGGGTTGACTGGCTAATCTTCTGCTCTTTATCGATCATTATTTCAATGCGCATAAAAGTCACCTCAGCTGATGACATCCATTGAGCGGTTGTATTCGTGGGTTCTGATTTTTGCCATGAGTTCATCTGTCAGTTCAGAAACCCATTGCAAAGCCAGCCCCTTCTCTTCATCACTACACTCACTAGCCGCTACAAGCCTAAGAAAAAAATCAATGCGCTGGAGCTTCAAAGACTCCAAAAAATAGTCCTGCATCTTTCCTCCTATGACACCACACGCAACACTGTATGCATAACCAATGTTTATATTTACAGTATATAATAATCTTACTGATGTAAAACGTTTTTTTACGTTCATCAGCCTGATATGCCTGGTATTATTAAGAGCACGAATTGTTAACCCGCGTAATTAATACAGGTTCCGCCACTTATCATCTTCCTGCAAACGCTGGTTCCGATAGAAGATACGCAGGCCTGCTCCTGACGGAATACTGCCACCGCGAAGGAGCAGATCGACCTCTTTCTCGCTGCCATCAAATCCTCTGGACTTCAGTTCATAGACGAGCTGCTGACGCTGATGCTCTGTAATTCGCTGTTTGTAGTCTTTACGCCGTTTCGGTTTCACCAGGCGTAACCTTGCTGCCAGTTCCCAGCGCTCTTTTTTGCTCATACTGTGCAGGTAATCGTGCAACTCCTTGTCATCCATGCGGGTGATCTCCGTTCTGGTATCCCCATCAGCTGATTTGTCTTTCCCTTGTTGGTTCAAATTTTCAGCAAGGGGACAGTTATTGCCACGAGTCCAAGGGGCGCAAGCGCCCTGGTCGGCTGGCGCCTCCTGAACGTCAACGGCCTTACGAACCATTTTCCACTTCATCGCATGCGTGCAAATCCGGCCCTCAATAATCGGGGACCAGATGCCATAAATACGGATGCCGTGATCGCCATAGGCTGATGGCTCGTCATTGAGTTCATAAGCCGTGCGGACCAGGTGATGTTTACGCGGAACCAGTACGCCGCCCTGTTTCATGATGTAGGTGGCAAAACACCCGGCATCGGCTGCCGCCAGCACGGCATCCAGACGCGGGTTATCCAGTACCGGCGCACCGGCTTTTTTATCGGCCTGCTGTCGCGCGGCCTGGCCTGCCAGCAAACGCAGCTCGCGGTATGCCTGACGCCCCGGAATACCGAAAAAGCGGAATTGCTGGACGCGATGCAGCGAAGCCCAGGCATTGACATGTTCGGCATTGTCCCGCAGTGATCTGCCGGTTTCTTTGCTGATTTCGTTAGCAAGGCCACGCCCGTCGATGTTCTTACTGATGTACTTCGCGATGTAGCTGGTAGGCGTCCCCTTGAGCGGGTTGATCAGCTCAGATTTAAAGCGCGGGCCGGTATTATTTCCCAGCTCCTCGCGGTCCTCACGGATGGCAAATTTACGCAGCAGCGCAGTGATGGACTTGCGGTCTTTTTTGCGCATGAAGCACAGCAGGTGCCAGTGCACGGTGCCGTCATGGTGTGGCTCAGCAACGCGGACGCCATACCAGCGCAGCCCGGCTTTGTGCATCGCCTTACGGAAGGCGGCGAACATATTCACCAGATAATCGCTGCTCTGCCGGACCGTGGCACTGGTCCATTTAGGGTTTGGCCTGCCGTTATTGAGCGTTGCGTGAAAGCGTGACGGACAGGTGATGGTATAGAACACGGCGCATTCACCACGCATTTCTGCGATCAGCTCCAGCCCTTTAACGCAGGCCATCATTTCGTTGCGCCGGTGTGCCGGATTGCTGCTGCTGGCGTTTACCACGTCTTCCATATCCAGCGTATCGCCCTGCTCATTGGTCAGTTCATGCGAGCGGAAGAACTCCAGCGATTTGCGGCGCTGTTCGCGTTTATGGATCACGGCCTCATAGCTGACATACGGAGACGCCTTTTTGTTAACCAGGCAGACGGCGCGCAGCTGTTCTTCTCGCCATTCACACCGCATCTGCCACAGCTTGCGATACCACCAGTCAGCACAGAGCATACGGGCAAGCGAACCCGGAATAAGTTCGTACGGGACCGGGTTACGGCGGTGCTTTTTACGGCGCAGCTGCTCGAAAGCAGGCGGGATAACATCAAGGCACATGGCCTCAGCGGCCACCCTTTCCCATGACCGGCGGATCTCTTCCGGCGTAACGTCTTCATCCGCAAACAGCTCACCGCAGGCAGCATCCAGACACATGCTCATGTGTGCCGCCACCAAGGTAGATAACCGCTTAACCTGATCCTGGTTCATTTCCGGCAGAACCAGCAGGCCCTCCAGCCCGTCGTGGCTCGCCATAAAGCGGAATGACGCAGAAACCTGGCTTGCACGCACGCGCTCCAGGCGTTCGAGGCACGGCCTGATGGTTTCACGCAGGTAGCGGGAATAGGCTTTTGCTCTGCCCAGACTATGGAAATATCTAATCCGCTCCAGCAGAGGCTTGCTGATATGGGACGGCATGGCGTTAACGTCAGCCAGAATGACCAGATCGGGATTAAAACGCTGCTGCTCGCGTGCCATTTTGGCATGGCTAATCAGCCGGTCCTGCTCCATTTCACGCTGAACAGGATCACGGGCTTTATTGTAGAAATAGCGTTCCCAGACCTCATCGCTCATCGCCTCACGGCGCAGCTGCTCCTGCTCGTTGTCGCTGGCGTAGAGAGCGAGCAGGTTTGAAAGCGCAGACACCGGCGCAACTTCCGCCGGGTCCAGATATGGGTTAATCGCCTTTTTAGGTATATTCCAGGCAAAAGCAGCGGCGGAATCTTCTGCTCCGCCGTGCTTTTCAACTTCGTGATGACTCACGCGCGCACCTCATGCACGACAGAGCAATCAGGTCCGCCAGCTAGATCAAAGCCAGCCCATACTCCCGGCTTCAGTACAGCAATAAGTTCGTCAGCACTTTTTCCTTCGCCCGCAGCAACGCCGATGCTGCGCTTTACGTTAATGCGGTCATGAGTGAAATTTCGATACAGGGAACGAGTCAGAGAAGTGTCGCTGTTCGAAACAATGACCGAATGGCCTTCTGATGCCCGACGCTCAAGGATAGACGCCAGATGATACTGATCATCCTCGGTAAATCCGTCAGTGTGGTAAGTGGAAAATGTACCGTCATACGGAGGATCGCAGTAGATAACATCCCCCGACTCCAGCATTGCCAATGTTTCCTCATAGCTGGCGCAAATGAAGGTGGCACGCTTTGCCTTTTCGGCAAATGCTCTGATTTCGCTTTCCGGGAAATAAGGTGCTTTGTAATTACCGTATGGGACGTTGAAATGACCTTTAAGGTTATAACGACATAAGCCACGGTAACCATGACGATTAAGAAAAATAAACATAGCTGAGTGGCAAACAGCGGGCCAATCACGACCATGATTAAACTCTTTTCGAATATCGTAATAGCATTCTGCTGAATTATTTTTAGCAAATAGGTCTTTAGCTATAGATATCAAATGGTCAGCGTCGTCTTTAATGACACTGTATAGATTAATTAAATCAGGATTCACATCAGCAACAAGATAATGAGGATACTCTGTCGCCATCATCACAGCGCAGGAACCCGCGAAAGGTTCAACCAGTCGCGGGCCTGCAGGCAGGTGCTTTTTCAGCTCATGCATGACGGCGGTTTTATTGCCCGCCCATTTTAGGATGGTGCTCATACAGCCCCCCCATTGTAATGTTTGCCTTTCAGCTCTGCGATTTCCTGACAGGTGATGCAGCACTGCACGCCAGGAATAGCGCGGCGGCGGGCAGGCGGTATTGGTGCGTCGCAGTCAATGCACAAGACACGGGAAACGCCCGGCGCTTTACTGCGGGCGGTGTGGATGTGCCGCTGGAGTTCTTCTTCAACGCGCTGCTGTACGAGGTCCATAGAATCAGCCATCAGTGGATCTCCTGCGCTTCGTTCTGGATGTTTTCCGCAGCAACGCGCAGCAGCTCCGCCGCCTCAACGTAATTAAGCTGGCGCGATGTAATGTGACACGCCAGGCTATCAAGACGGGCAGCCATTGCCGCAGCACGTGCGCGGCGTTCTTCCATGCGGGCCTCTGTCAGTATCTGGTTAAGACCTGCATCATCCGGGCCGATTTTGTTGGAACGAGTTTCGATATTTCGCATTGTTGTTTCTCCTGAATTTTGGCAAAAGAATGCCCGACGGGTTTACGCCATTAATTTCTGTTACTGGTTAATTCGGCATGGATAGCCGCTTTGGAAATAAGCTCACCACTGCACGAAAATGGTTCATTGCTTTTATCAGCTCCCGCTTTTCGTCAGTCGTCAGCTCATTCATATTGACGTTATGACGATCCGCCGGAATCTTAGCCATAAAGAATATGGCGGCTAAGGCACGCTCATTTTGTTTATGGTTAATATCTCGCTGGTCCCGCATATCGCTAATAAAAACGCTCCAGTTCAGGTTCTATATTCAAGCCGAACACTTTCGCCCTTAGCTCTGCAATATGATTCAGGCCATCCAGCCGATGTCCCGGACTTAGTGGAACAGTCGCAGAATCGCCTTCAATAGCCATGGTTTCCCCTGTTTATTAGTACGCAGTTCAGCCAGCAGCGCATCCTGCGAGCGGCACGGGTGCCAGCGCTTGCCATCTTTACCCATGATCCAGCCATGCCCGAAATGCGGTGATGGACTTTGCTTAACGAGCAGCGATGCGATTGATGGTTGGTTATTCAACATAGCCACCTCAGATCAAACCAAACGAGGCACCCAGGCCAGTGACTGTATCAATGGTGCTGGCCATCGCCGGGCTTGCCTGCAGGCGCGCCTGCAACGTCACTGCGGTTAATGCCATCAGTCGAGTAACTGAATTGATGCTATCAACAATCTGGCGGCGCCCTGCCGTAGTGTGCGCTTCGCCGGAAACAGCGCCGGCAGCCACGCGGCCAATTTCTGCCGTGGCTTTTAGAACATAATCCGGCATCTTTTCGCGCGCGACTTCGTTTAGCGGCACGCACGGGAGGCAGTGGATCTGCGCCAGGAAACCATCAACCAACGCTGAATCCTCGGTCAGATCAGTAAGCAGCCAGATTTCCGGCGCGGTAAGTTGGTGCGGTTGGTCCGGGTTAAGCTTATTGCGCAGAGTCTGAACATTCATCCCGGCACGCCCTGCTAGCTTCGCCATATTGTGACGCAGTGCGAAAGCGCGGCATGCTTCATCAAAGTGAGGATGTTTGGAAATCTTATAATCAAACATGTGAGCCCCTTAAAAAGTTCTCATAATCGAACTTACTGACCAACAATGACGCGGAAGTTGGAATGACCAAGAGACTCACGGACCTGATCGGTTTTGTACATTAAGTAACGCAGGCTTACGCGACCTTTATTTTTCTCTTTTTTAACCATGTACTTAGCAAGCTGACCATGATGAATTTTTTGATATACAGAGCCACGGGAAATACCTTCCCACTCCGCGAACTCTGCAGGCGTAGCCATCTCTTTTGGTACTCGAATTGAAATATCTGTGCTCATAGTGCAGTATCTCTTAGTTTTAGTGCGTTTTATGATGTTCAACCCCAACTTCCAAACTCTCACTTTAGAAGTTGGACATAAATTACGATCCCGATATTGGATTGTCAAATGGAGAGTTCAACTTGAAGATTAACAGCGGTACAAATACGGGAGGAAGGGAAGCTATCAAAAGACTAATGACTGCCTACGGTTTCAATACTCAGATTGCTTTAGTTGAGCACCTTCAAGCTTCTAAAAGCACTATGGCAAACAGGATGTTACGCGACAGCTTCCCTGCTGACTGGGTTATCCAATGCGCTCTTGAAACAGGCATTTCTTTGCTCTGGTTAACAACAGGGCAAGGCGAGATGTACCCTCAGGCAGAAGAAAAAAATAAGTCCAAAAACGAGAGCAATCACACAGTACGCCCCCTTTCTAAGATTGTCGTCCCGCCAGTGAAACAGGTAACGATAGAGGGTGGTACTTTTGATGAACTGGAGGATATTTATCTTGATCAGGGGCTGATTTCAGGTAAAGCAGAAGAATGTTTGTACGTAAAAACGACTGAAGGGGATTACGTTATTGATACCTCTACAAAACAGCTCAGTAACGGAATCTGGCTTATCGATATTGATGGAATGAAAAGTATCGTGAAGATTGCCCGCATCCCAGGGAATAGAATTATTGTCCATCAAGATGATACCTCTTTTGAATGCTCTGTCGACGACGTTGAGGTAATTGGCCGCGCAGTAAAAGTCATTAAGAGCATTTAATTATGACGATCAGAAAGCAGCCGAACGGAAAGTGGTTATGCGAATGTTATCCGAACGGACGTGACGGGAAGCGTGTGCGCAAGCAATTTGCGACAAAGGGCGAGGCTGTAGCATTCGAAAATTTCACCATGGATGAAGTGAACAAAAAACCATGGCTGGGTGAAAAGGAAGATCGGCGGCGTTTGTCAGAATTGATTGAGCAGTGGCACTCCCTTTACGGCCAGACACTGGCAGACCCTAAGCGCCTAATGGCGAAACTGAATATTATCTGCCATGGCCTGGGCGATCCCGTCGCCTCTGAGTTAACCGCCGGAGACTTTACAAGATATCGCGAAGCACGATTAAAAGGTGAATTACGTAACGAAGACGGCGGGCTGATGTCGCCAGTAAAGCCCCGCACGGTAAACCTGGAACAGCGTAACTTATCATCAGTTTTTGGCACTCTGAAAAAGCTGGGCCACTGGTCAGCGCCTAACCCGCTCGCCGGGTTACCAACATTCAAAATAGCAGAGGGAGAACTGGCGTTCTTGGCCCCGGACGAAATTAAACGCTTACTTGATGCCTGCGCTGACTCTCAAAACCCTAGCTTGCTGATGATTGCAAAAATATGCCTCGCCACCGGTGCACGGTGGAGTGAAGCCGAAAACCTGCAGGGACATCAGTTATCAAAATTCCGGATCACCTATACCAAAACCAAAGGCAAGAAAAACCGAACAGTACCGATATCTCAGGATCTGTATGACGAACTCCCCAAAAACAGAGGGAAGCTGTTCACGCCATGCAGAAAAGCCTTTGAGCGCGCAGTTAAACGCGCTGGTATCGACTTACCAGAGGGGCAATGCACCCACGTGCTTCGCCATACCTTCGCCAGCCACTTTATGATGAACGGCGGAAACATACTGGTTTTGCGCGATATTCTGGGTCATGCCGATATAAAAATGACGATGATTTATGCGCACTTTGCACCAGAACATCTTGAAGACGCTGTAACTAAAAATCCATTAAATAACATCTGAAGGTATTTATGTTAATAAAAATGCAGCTAATAAACGAATTAGAGCATGACTTTTCAGTTTTAACCAGTTATATAACTTCTCAAAACAGCAGGGGGCTCACTGATATCAATAAGGAAATGGAAGAATACTTACTCCCTATCCTTAATGTTGTATATAAAGCTAACCTCATCAACCTTAATAAATTTAAATATAACTACCCAGCAATAGATCTTGGTGATATAAAAAGCAAACGTTGTGTACAGATAACATCTACTAGGGAAGGTGCGAACAAGTTCCTGATATGAGATCATCATATTCATCCGGAGCGCATCCCAGAGGGACATCATGAGCCATCAACTCACCTTCGCCGATAGTGAATTCAGCACTAAGCGCCGTCAGACCCGAAAAGAGATTTTCCTCTCCCGCATGGAGCAGATTCTGCCATGGCAAAACATGGTGGAAGTCATCGAGCCGTTTTATCCCAAGGCGGGCAATGGCCGACGGCCCTATCCGCTGGAGACCATGCTGCGTATTCACTGCATGCAGCATTGGTACAACCTGAGCGACGGTGCCATGGAAGATGCCCTGTACGAAATCGCCTCCATGCGCCTGTTTGCCCGATTATCCCTGGATAGCGCCCTGCCGGATCGCACCACCATCATGAATTTCCGCCACCTGCTCGAGCAGCATCAACTGGCCCGTCAATTGTTCAAGACCATCAATCGCTGGCTGGCCGAAGCAGGCGTCATGATGACCCAAGGCACTTTGGTGGATGCCACCATCATTGAGGCACCCAGCTCTACCAAGAACAAAGAGCAGCAACGCGATCCGGAGATGCATCAGACCAAGAAAGGCAATCAGTGGCACTTTGGCATGAAGGCCCACATTGGTGTCGATGCCAAGAGTGGCCTGACCCACAGCCTAGTCACCACCGCGGCCAACGAGCATGACCTCAATCAGCTGGGTAATCTGCTTCATGGAGAGGAGCAATTTGTCTCAGCCGATGCCGGCTACCAAGGAGCGCCACAGCGCGAGGAGCTGGCCGAGGTGGATGTGGACTGGCTGATCGCCGAGCGTCCCGGCAAGGTAAAAACCTTGAAGCAGCATCCGCGCAAGAACAAAACGGCCATCAACATCGAATACATGAAAGCCAGCATCCGTGCCAGGGTGGAGCACCCGTTTCGCATCATCAAGCGGCAGTTCGGCTTCGTGAAAGCCAGATACAAAGGGCTGCTGAAAAACGATAACCAACTGGCGATGTTATTCACCCTGGCCAACCTGTTTCGGGTGGACCAAATGATACGTCAGTGGGAGAGATCTCAGTAAAAACCGGAAATAACGCCAGAAATGGTGGAAAAAATAGCCTAAATAGGCTGATTCGATGTGTTTGCGGGAAAAAAATCGGCCCAGATCCGCGAAATTTTAATCAGCGAGTCAGCTTGGGAAGAAATGACCTGCTTATTCGCACCTTCCCTGTCATCGGCGGCGGTACGCTGGCTACCGTGAGCACCTACACACTCAGCTGCCTGATGAGCGCCGCTCTGGAGTTACCGCGTTGCTGCATTGTGATTGCCAACCTATCCGGCAGCTATGTGGCTCAGACCAAGGCAATTGCCGAAGCAATCTCTAACCTCCAGCAAGAAGCCAGTCGCCAAGCGAGCACCATCACCCCCGTGCAGTTGGCGGGTACCTGTTCATCCCTGGCGCCTCTCCGCCTTGATGCTGGCAGATTCAGTCTGGCCTCGCGGTTCGACCTACCGAAATATCGGCGGTTACATTGTCCCCAGAGCTTCAGACCCGGCTGTTACCGGCCACGCCTGTCTGGGTAGGGAACGAGTGGTGGAACAGTCGGTTCCGTCGGGCGTTAACCTGCGGAACAGAAACCCATGCGACTTTCAGGTCGCACTGCCGAAATAATACTGGTTTCCCTTCTTGGTCTGGTGCATTTCCGGGTCGCGCTTGCCGTCCTTGTTCTTGGTCGAACTGGGCGCATTGATCAGCGTTGCATCGACGATGGTGCCCTGGCGCAGCGACAGGCCGCGGTCGCCCAGAGCCATTGATGACAGCGAGGATGCCGGCCGCCAGCTCGTGTTTCTCCAGCAAGCGGCGGAAGTTGAGAATGGTGGTTTCGTCGGGGATGCGCTCCAGGTTCAGCCCGGCAAACTGGCGCAGGATCGTGGTTTCGTACAGCGCTTCCTCCATCGCTGGATCGCTGTAGCCGAACCAGTTCTGCAGCAGATGCACACGCAGCATCGCCATCAACGGGTAGGCCGGACGGCCACCTTCACCCTTCGGATAATGTGGCTCGATCAAAGCAATCAAGCCCTTCCACGGCACCACCCGATCCATCTCGATCAGGAACAACTCCTTGCGGGTTTGCTTGCGCTTGCCAGCGTACTCGGCGTCGAAGGTCATCTGCTTCATCGGGAAACTCGGTGGGTGGGGGCGCGGTATTTTGCCAAATCAGAAA